ATGGCTACTGCTAAAATCTACTTAGACACACGAAGAGAGAAAAAGGACGGACAGTATCCCATAAAGATAACCATCCGGCATAAAGGGAAATTTCTTCTTTCTACGGGATTCGATACTATCCTCAATAATTGGAACGGGAGCGAATATACGAATAAAGAGCCTAATTACAAAGCCAAAAATGCTTCTATACGAAACATTATTAGTAAGATTGAAAATGAAATATTCCGGCTTGATATGGATGGCAAGTTAAATAGTACATCTGATCAGGCGTTAAAGAGCTTGCTTGAAAAATGTCTGCCTAAATCATCTCCTGAGAAGGTAAAGAGGTTTGTTGATTACATGAATGATTTTATGGAGTTGAAGGAAAAGGAAGGTACAAAGAAAGTATATGTAGCGACCAGGAATAGACTACTCCGGTATGATCCTGATTGTACCTTTGAGACGATGGATGTTGCTTGGTTAATGAGGTTCGAAAAATGGATGAAGGAAGAAGGTTTAAAAGTAAATGCGGTAGGAATTAATATGCGGAGTATTAGGGCTGTTTTTAACTATGCAATTGATGAAGAGATTACAAGCTTGTATCCTTTCAGGAAATACAAAATAAAGAAAGAGGAAACACCCAAAAGAAGTCTTTCTGCCGAACAGGTTGTATTGCTTCGTGATTACGCCTGTGAGTCGCATCAAGAGCGTTATAGAGACATGTTTATTCTTATGATATACTTGATTGGAATAAACGGGATTGATTTGTTCTCTTTAAAGGGTGTGGTTGACGGGCGTATTGAATATCACAGGGCCAAGACTGGTAAATTTTACTCTATTAAGTTGGAGCCGGAAGCCATTGAAATAATAGAAAGGTATAAGGGCCAAGACTGGCTGCTAAATGTTTTGGATACGTATAGGAATTATGCCGATTTTTTGCACCGCATGGATGTTGGTTTAAAACAGATCGGGCCGGTGATCCGTAAAGGGCTGGGAGGGAAGAAAGAGCGCTCTCCTTTGTTTCCTGAAATATCAAGTTATTGGGCCCGCCATACTTGGGCTACTGTCGCTGCCAGCCTTGACATACCCAAAGAAACAATATCGGCAGCACTGGGGCATGAAATAGGCTCAGAAGTAACATCAATTTATATTAAGTTTGATCGGAAGAAGATCGATGAGGCTAACCGGAAAGTGATTGATTATCTTAATGGCATTTATCTTTAAATAAAGCCCCGGACTGATTGGGTTCCGGGGCTGATCAGGTGAATTTGTAAAGTTGTTAATCAAACAAAGTTCACATGACTTAATTCTTTGCCAAAGTTCTGTAGAGCATTTTGTATTTTTTCGATTGTTTTCTTACTAGGGCGGCGGCGTCCGGTAACGTAATGGCTTAGCTGACCTTGTGCTACACCGGTAATACGTTCCAGTCCGGCAAGTGACAGTCTATTGCTATAATATGCCAGAAAAGACGGTATATCATAACTGAACTCAAACTCAACCTCTTCAAAATATTTGCCCGAATCTACATAATGTTCCTTCATTCCTTCGTAGGCATCATGAAAGTCTGATATTGTTTCATCAATAGACGTCCCTGTACCTATAATTCCATAGGAGAGGTTATTATCGTCGGGCATATAAGCACTATAACTTCCATCTGATGCTCTTTCTATAAATACTCTAACTCTTTTCATCTTTATCTGTTTTTTATATTATCTGGTATTTTATGTCGGGGCTATTCAATCCCCGACATTCTTTTGATACTCTTTAGTGTTCCGGATGCTACTTCTTCTTTTCCGTGATGGCTCGTTGTGAACTCCATTCCCGTTTTCGGACTGTACCATACGGGATGTCCCGCTCTTGTTTTCCCTGTTTCATAACATCCGTTTTTCTTTAAAATTCGATGTAATTCATTATACTTCATGTTTCTTTGTTTGATTAACGATACAAAGTTAATGATATTAATTTTAATATCAAAGAAGAGAGGATTATTAATGATATTAATTTTAATATCATTAACGGTTAGATAATAGAAAATTTGAAATGATTTAGGTAGATAATATTTACTTTGTGAAGTTAGGTTAACAACAACTTTATTTGTTATTAGACTTAAAGTTGATCAATTCAAATAAAGCAATTCCTAAATCATAAATAATCTCTAAATAATAAATGAATGAAGCCAAAACAAATGTACCTGATATAATATTTAGTTGTGAAGAAGGTACAATGTCCTTACTTTGCATAAAATCACACACGATTAATATTATGATTAGAGAGCATAAAACAACGATTTGGGTCATTAGACCATATTTCAATTCTTTGAATGTTGCTGAAGGATCTATGTTTAATTTTTCTTTGATTTTATTAATCTCAGAAATTATTAATGTACTGGTGGGAATATTTATAGCTAGAATAGTGGCTAATAATGATATGATGTTATCTGAGAACATTTTTATAAATTCTCTACATCCATTATTAGCCAAATAGCTTAGTATAAAGGCTATTGCTAAGTAAGCTATTATTTTTAATATTCTATTCATCTAAACTTCTAAATATTTCTTTAATATCTTCAACGTTATTTGCTTGAATTTCTAAATCATCAAATCGTAGAGTTTTTGTTGTATATCCCGTTTTCTGTAGTTTTTTCATACCTTTTATCCTTAATACTACAGAATTCCCACTGCCAGATGCTGCCTGAGTTAGTCCCTTTATTTGCTCATTGCTTTCATCTATGTTCAAACATTCTTTTTCAGCTGAGTTAAACTCTAATCTGGTTTTGGCGCTTAATGCTGCTTCGCTAGCCTGTTTTAGCATAGTGGAAACGCTTTCTGAAACTCTAGGCAAATTTGGATAATCAAATTCAAATCTTACCATTTTTATACAGTCGGAATTGCGATTTATCAAATCCCAGAATTCACGCTCTTTATATTCTTTTTTTATTGTAATTGATAAACCTTCATTTTCTAACTGGTCGTTGAATGCCTTCTTTAAAATTCTTATCACAACTCCTGTGTCAGTAAAAGCTTTATTTTGTTCAATAGCTATTCTTTGAACATTGGCATCATTATAAATTAATACTGTTGCACTTGGTTCATCAGTAGTCGTTTTTATTTGAAATTTTTGTTCTAAGTGCACGGCTTTTACATTTGCTAACTTAAAAGCAATAATTTCATCTGAACAAAATAATAACTGTGAGGACAACTCACGATTCCGATGCGTAAATATACAGCTTTTTATTATATTCTCAAAAATCTTATTTTTTTGAGACATTAATTCACTCCGTTGCTCTAGACATCTTTCCTTATTAAATAGGTCTAGTTGAACTGCTAATGGCTTGAATTGATATGCATATATAGTATATAATGCCATAATGTATAATTTTTTAGTATTAAACAGTAAAAAATGAAAGACTATTGTTGCTGTATTAGATTAATTATCTTATATATTTGCTTAGATTAATAATAATATATGCTTTGCTGGTATCTTGTAATATAATCAAGAGATATTTTATCCCCTATTGCTTTTGCTCTATATTCCATCCAGAAAATAGCTTCAGATTCTATGATAAATTTATAAGTAAATTTATCATGGTTTGATGAATTGTATTTATCGGTAATGATTTGTATAAATTCATCTTTTATTCCATTTTTGAGTTTTTCTATGGTGTCGTTTTTGAGCCAACAGTAGTCTATTGTTTTAGGATCAAAATCAAAGTTTGAATATGCTCCGATATTCCCTAAACATTGATATAGTAACTGTTTGTTTCCCTTTATGTCATGGAGGAATAATTCTTTTTGACTTAATGGATGGGTATATTCATGGAATTTAAAGTGTACTATTTTAGGGACAATGGAATTGAATAAAAAGTCGTATGTTATATTTACTTCCTTTTTTTGTGGTGGAAACGAAATATCAGTTTTTTTATATCTTATAATATCCCACATATCTTCTTCTGTTATGATTGGTATATGGAAACCATCGTGAGATAGGGTTTCTATTTTTATAAGATCAGCTTCGCTTTGTTTCTTTCCAGCTACTATAACACATGTTGCTTTAGATAAATTGAGTGTATTATTCATTCCTCCAAGTGGTCCAATCGTTTTTATAGTGGCCCCAACATTATGTAATTGCTCTACGATTTCTGATTTGGGGACAGAGAATGTTCCTGATAAATATACTCTAACATCTCCAAATGGATTTAAAGGTTCTTCTTTGTTAAATAGTGTAAGATCATTGTCTTTCATAATGCAATTCTATTGATGATTTTATAAGTTCAATAAATTCGATATCACTGATGATATTGATGTTATATCCTTCAGCTTTTAAGCTGTCTATTTGCTCTATTTTTTTAGGCCCAGGTTCTTTTCCTAATATAGCATAGTTTAAGCTTTTACTTATAGATGAAGATTTTTTACCACCTAATTTTTCTATAATTTGATACGCATGATCTCTATTAAAAATGGTCCCTCCTGTTATTATAAACCTTTTATTTATAAATTCAGAAAGCGGCTGTAAGGATGATATTAGATCGAGATTAAAATCTTTTAAAGGATCATTTTGGGAACATTCTTCCAAAAATGAAGTGTATCCTATAGAGTCAAAATTATGGTGTGGATTATTGAAAATCTGTTTATCTAAAGGTCTTATAGATTCATAATTTTCAATATTGCTTTTTGAAGCTATATTATTGATTTCTCCATTTAAGTATTTTAGAAATAATTGTGCACAAGCCTCAGCGTCGCATAGTCCATCATGGTGCGAACATAGCGGGATGTTGTATGTGTTGCAGGCATCTACTAATGACATTCCCGACAATTCGTATGTGCAAGATGTTCCCATAAATATAGGATGTGGAATATTATATGCGTGTAGTGATTTTTTAAGCACATCTAAATCAAATGAAGCGTTATGGGCTATTATGAAATTACCTTCAAAATAACTTTTTATATCATTCCATACCTGGTCAAAAGTTGGTGATCTTTTTGTTATTTCAGGAGTAATTTTATGTACCTTTACGCATTGATCGGAATATCTGTTTCCGGGTGGTTGTATTAGTTTGCTGATTTTTTCTACGATGGTTCCTTCTTTAACAACAACAATTCCTATTTGACAAGGCATTCGTTTTGTTGTTGCTGTTTCAAAGTCTATTGCTATAAAGTTTGCATTTTTTATAGCATTTGTTCCACTGAGTCTATGCATTTTAGTATTAATCAATATCCACCCTCCCACCCATAGGCGTTAGGTTTGGTTCTTTTTTATAATTTTGTTATCAATATTAGGTACAAGTGTCAACCCGCAAGTTCTTTACTTAAACTTTCTTTTTCTTGATACTTAGCTAATTCTGCCTCTAATCTTTCATTCTTTTCGATAAGGGCATCTATTGAGGCTCTTAATCTTTTGATTTCTTTTTCCATTTCTATGTTTATTGTGTCACCATCTGCATTGATGGGTGATGTTTTGCTTTCAATGAACATCGTTCCTTTATTTCGGGTGATCCATTCTGGATTTATATTAAACTCGGATTCTAGCTTTTTTAAAGTGTTGGGCCCTACTGGAAGTTCGCCGGATAGCATCTTCCCTACGCTGTATTCTTTTATACCTATCTTTTCGGCGAGTTGGGCACTGCTAAGGCCGAGTTCTTTTATAATCTCTGCTAACTTTGATGTTTTGTTGATGGGGACGCCATTGAGCATATTGCCTTCTCCTGTCATCAGCCATCCAATATTTAATTCTGGGTATTTTATAGCAATGCTTTTTAATTTGTCTGGTTGTATTGATTCTCTCATGCCTGCAATAAACCCAGACGAAACGCCTATAGAATTACAGAAATCAATTCCTTTTATGCTTGATTCTCTTAAATATAATTTAAGTCTCTCTTTTACAGAATCTTTCATGTTATTGTTATTTGTTTTAATTCTAAATAATAGCATTGCAATATAAAAATCTATTTATTATTTTGTTTTCGATATTGCAATGCTATATATTTGCATCATAAATCAATTACAAATAGATTTTATAAAGCAAAATCGCAAGTGCGATTTACAAAAATAGGAATTATTATTTAAAAACATAAAGATTATGGCAAAAACATTAACAGTAACAAGAGGGTCAGTATCCAAGCTGGCAAAGCAATTTACATGTACAGAGCAAACTGTACGGAATGCGCTTCGGGGTGTTACATCCGGAGAGATGACAGAGCGTATCCGTTTTGAATCGGTAAAGTTGGGGTTTGCTATTAAAGTGCGCCCTTTGAGTCTTGAGGAATATAATGAAAAATATAGGGAGGACTAACAATGACTACAGGAACAATTATCTTTTTAGTATTAATCGCCGTCCTCGTGCTGACGTTGGGATTGGCTGTCATTTGGCAATGTTGCGATATAAGGAGCTCAATTACTGAATTTAGAGAGCAAACATATAAAGAAGAAATTCTAAGGCTGATGCGTAGGCCAAAGCAGCCTGAATCAGGGGATATATTTAAATCCAGCCTCAGCCCCGAAAGCGTCACGCTTAAAGGCACCACGCCGCCTTTATGTCTTAGTGATATAGAACTTCGTAAATACTGCATAGAGCAGACTAATAAAGACCAAGTGTATCTCCGGATAGAAGACGCTCAACGACTTTATGAATACATATTGAATGGTAGACAGGAAAGAAAGGAGGAAAGCAATGGCGAGTTCTAGAATACAAGTGAAAGTAGAGTCAGTTCCAAAGCGCTGGCTTAGTAAGCAAGAGGCTATGGCTTATCTCGGGGTAGGTGAGGCTTTCTTAGATAAGTTACGTAATGAAGCTCTTATTTCTTTTTCTCAGTTCGGTAGTAAAATGATTTGGTATGATTTGGCTAGCCTCGACAGGTTCATACTTAAAAACAAAGTTATATGATGAAGAATATGAATAGTCTTTCCAAGCACCTGTTTACGGTCATCATATCAATAATTACCGTCGCCGGTTGCATCTATGCCGGCAACGTAGAGATGAATGATGATATACTCTCAGGCATGAGTTTTGAGAAGTACCAGTACATCCATGATCGTATTGGTGATCGTGCCACTTCATCGGATGTGGTAAAGGAGTATTTGCGTAATCGGCAGTTCTATGATTCAATCGCCTATTAAATTCAAAACTGATAAGAAATGAGCAAAATAACAATATCAGAAAAAGTACAGCAATTTATTTCAGAGCGTACAGATAAAGCAGGTGGCTACTATGAGTATATCGATGTCATAGCACAAAAACATGCCTTAGAAGCTGCCGAAATGGTAAAGCAGGAAACAAAAGAGAAATGTCAAATAGCCTTTCGAAATTTTATGCTTAGAGCAACACTTGCAAATGTTTCCGGTGAATCACTTGACTTTGAAAAAGAGTTTGCAGATACTATGAGTCAAATTTAGCTAATAACAGAACAGAACTGAACCAATAAGATGAAGATACAAAACTTTAGTATTCCCCCCGAATGTCGCCATGCCTCTGTTGAGGCTGTAGACAATAGGTTAATAATCACATTTGAACCGGAGAATCTTTCAGATTTCTTCTGTCAGGAAACGGACCATATAGAGCAGACTCCCAGGATCGGTGATTTAGCTTTGTTCTGGGATACTGCCTATAGAGGTTCCGCCATTATTGCCCGGCTGATAGATGAAGACCGTATAAACGGTGTACAGGCGTATCAGGCCGCCAATGATGTCTGGTACGAAAACGCCATCCGCTTTCGAAGTGACGAACAATACCGCTTAATAACTCAAAGGCATGATGTGGAAAAAGAAAACGACTGATTTAAAGAAGAAGTCTCCTAATCTGAAGAACAAGTTGGATACTGTGTTCAGCCGCTTTATCCGTTTACGTGACGCCAGGAAAGACGGAACATTTCAGTGCATCTCCTGTGGGAGGATTTTGCCTTTGGATCAGGCGGACTGCGGGCACTACATAAACAGGCAGCATATGTCCACCCGATTCAGTGAAAAGAACTGTAATGCCCAATGTCGATCGTGCAATCGTTTCGATGAAGGCAACATGCAGGGTTATCGCCGTGGGCTGATATTGAAATACGGTGAACCTACGGTCCTATTGCTTGAATCCATGAAGAATCAGACAAACAAGATCTCCGACTTTGGGTACAGCGCTATGATCAAGTATTATCAGGGCGAGGTTAAACGTCTGAAAGAAGAGAAGCAGATACGCCAAATGTGACATATATGGAACTTTTGAAAATATGAAAGTGATACATGTGTATTTGATCTTCAAAAAGAAGAACTACTATTTCGGTTCGCTCAGTGCCATATTTGAGCATCTAAGCAGGAGAGAAATCGGAATTAAAAAGAGCACCTTGTTACATCGATCTAAAGAGGATACTATTCTGACGGATAGGGCGATCATTAGAAAAGGAGAGTTGCTTAGATGCAGGAAATCAGCAAAGAATATACGATTATGAAACCAAAGAAAGAATTAATTGAAACAGCCGTAAAAGATGGCAGTATAGACAGAATGAATATGCTCCTCTCAGCTACGCATCTGTTGAATTGCGAGGCAAACAGCCTGATAGAGGAGGCATCCGATGTTATGTTGGCCAAGGGTCTGTTACTTGGAAACCTGAAGAAGCTGCATAACGACTTTGTGAAATGCGCTGACCGCTATTTCAGAGAGTTCGCCACGCTTGTAACTACGGATAAATCCAAGATGGATATGTTTGGCGATTTGGATGGCTTCGACAAGTCATTCAGAGAGTGGGCCAAGGTGCCCGTTGATTGGGAGCCAAGGGAGTTGGAATAATAAGAAAGATAATAGAAATATGAAAGACAATTCATTTCAAGCCGCCATCAAGTCTTATCTTGATGAGCGTGCCAAGGCGGACGAACTATTTGCCAAGGCTTATAACAAAGAAAACAAGAGTATTGATGAATGTTGCAGCTATATCTTGGGAGAAGCGAAAAAGCGGGGCAACGCGGTTGCCATCTCTGATGCAGAGGTATTCGGCATGGCGGTTCACTATTACGATGAGGATAATATCAAAGTAGAGAAGATACCCGCAAATACCGGATCCTCAGTCAGCAGGTTGCCTGCCTCTACGGCGCTTACCGAGGAGGATAAGGAGAAAGCCCGTGAAGCGGCATTAAGACGCTTGGAAGAGGAACAGTATGCCTTGCTTAAGAAAAAGCCTACACGGGCAAAGAAAGAGATAATAGAAGTTCAACAGATGTCATTATTCTAAATTATGAAACCAAGGACCAAGTTACAAGTTCAGGTATTGGAGCAAAGCAGGTGTCTTCCTGATATTGATAGCTATATGCTTGTATGGGCTAAAATAGACTGCTTGGAACATAAAGGCTTTGCAACTAAATCACGGGTTGTTTGCATGGACTGCGGCCAGAAGTTCTCCCCGGATATTGTCAAGCGTAAACTGGCTGTATGCCCTCACTGTGGGGCAAAGTTGAAAGTAGAGCAATCAAGATGCACTACAGACAAACAGAGCAGGTATGTTGCCATCGCTGAAATTCATGGGGAGTTTCAGGTTATTCGGAATTTTGAGATTCGGGCGTACTATAAAGCCGGTGCAGTTCCAAGATACTTTATTAATGAGGTGCTCCAACATTGGATACGGCAAGATGGAAAGAATACGGTTATCGCATTGAATCACACTGTGAATTGGTATTGTGATTCCTGGGGCGGAGATATGGAGATACGTGTTGAACATAGACGTGGTTACTATTCTTCCGGTGTCAGGTATGATATTTATCCTTCCAGGCTGCATCCTGATTCCGAGTTTCGTCCGGATATAAGACGCTACGGTATAGACCACAGATTGCAAGGGCTTACGCCACTGGAAGCTATTAATATGATTCCTGATAACCCGAAAATGGAAACATTGCTAAAGGCAAGGAGATACGAACTATTAGGGTATGCTTCAAGTGAAAAGCATAAGATTGAGCGCTATTGGCCGTCCATAAAGATATGTCTAAGAAACAAATACAGGATAAAGGATGTGAAAATATGGTTTGATTATCTTGATCTGCTTCGGTACTTCCACAAAGACCTGCATAATGCACACTATGTTTGCCCGGATAATCTTAAGAAAGAACACGATAAGTTAGTCATTAAGAAACGGCAACTTCAGGAAAAAGAAGAAGCTGAACGTAAACGAAAGAGGGCAATTGAAGACGAAGCTAAATTCAAAGCCCTCAAAGCTAAGTTCTTTGGGCTGCGATTTACTGACGGGTTTATTGAAGTGAGGGTACTCGAGAGTGTTCGGGAAGTCATGGAGGAAGGAGATGCGCTTCATCACTGCGTATTCACCAATAAATATTATCTAAAACCGGAAAGCCTTATTCTTTCCGCCCGTATTGGTGACAAGCGTATCGAGACAATTGAGGTTAACTTGAAAACCTTAAATGTCGTACAGTCCCGAGGAGCCTGTAACCAGAACACTGAATACCATGACCGGATCATAGGGCTTGTGAAAAAGAACACAAGGTTGATCAAACAAAAACTTGCATCATGAAAGGAGTCCTGCTTAGATGCAGGAAACATGTTAAACAATAACCAATGCCGGTACCAAAGGATGCCGTCGGGAGTGTGCCCCGGTTAAGTTTTATATTTTGCAAACCACTCCCCGGGGACTTCTCCCCGGGATTTGGATTCCCCCGGAGTGGGAGGCTTAAAACGCTCAGCTTATGAATATCCCCCAAACCATCCCCCGTATTGATTGCAAGGCATTCGCCAAATGCGGAAAGAAATCTTTATCCCATTGCAGGCGCTATAAACTTACGGACGAAGAGTGTATAAATTGCCGGTTGGTCCATCGACGGGAAAGAAATAATTACCGTACTTCCCCCGACGGTCGTTTAATGAAACGGTGTTCCATCTGTGGCGAGTGGCACTATCTTCACCGGTTCTATCCCAGAACTTTAAATCGGGGAGAAAAGGTCTATTCCACCTTCAGCTCTGAATGCAGGCGGTGCAAGTCTTTGAAAGTATCAACCTATCAAAAAGCAAGGCGATGAATAAGAATAAGGGAAAAGAAGAGGAAATCAGGCAAAAGGTAAAGTGTAATTGTCGGCAATGCAAGCGCGCCGGCCCGGTTGAGGATTTCATGGTATATTGCCCGATACATGACTGTGGCCGATCAACTGGTCTTAGAATGTGTGAGTATTTTATAGAGAAGAAGAGATGTTCGACAAGATAACCATAAAGGCAACGATTGACACAGCGGATATTGAGACGATTGTCTTACGAAACTATCTGGAGGAGTGTACGGAAGGCGATGAAGTCTATTACAAGTCTACCGCTTACGCCAACTTTGACGGTTGTTTCATTGAGGTTCGCGGTAACAGGTTACGGTGTACATGTTCCATTTGCAAACTCTATTCCAAGGGAAAGACCGGGAAACTGGATAACAGCCGCCCGATAACTTTCGCAATAGCCGTAAGGACAATCAAAGAGCTGCTGTTGAGGCTATGTGTCCGGATTGAGAATGCCGTGGTAACGTATTACGAGATAGGTATCACAATGAAGATGTCTCTTCCTGCCGATTCTTACATTAAACAGATGTATGAAGTCTCAGGAAAGCTCCTTTGGAACGATGCCAACTATTCGGCGTTCAAGCAACAGACAACGGAGAAAAGCAAGTATTTCCGGAAGATCCTGAAGATCTATGATAAGACCTTTGAGGCCGGGGAGAAAGGACGGAATGTCGGGGCTAACATTCTTCGTATCGAAACGATATACAAGCACCAGTCTGTTTCGTTGATGGAGCTAACGGACAACCTCTTCTTGTCGAGGATCGGCCGTATATTCTATAAGGACTGGTCAGAAATATGCTTTACCAGAGAGTTGTCTGCGGCCAAGGGCGTAAAGGTGTCCCAGCTTGAAAGGGCCAGGGAGATATACCGGATAGGAGTTACCCGCTACAAGGAGCGTTACAAGAAGCTTTATCTTTCGGGTAAGCTGACTAAAAAGCAATGGGAGACTATACGCAATTTTGCCCGTAGCTGGCCGGAAGAACGTGAGAAGTACGTGGAGGAAATAGGTGATATGGAGCGTGAATTTAAGGACAAACTTTTATCAGGCTACCAGACAGGGATATTTACGCCCATTTGCAGAAAAATATAATGTGCTGGAAATCAGTGCTTTGTCTGCAAATACAAAAAGCACCTTATGGTGCGTAATTAAAATATTGAAAATTAAGTGATTACGTTTTTAAAGTCTGAAATTTAACACTTTTCGGCAACTTGTCCTATACAGCCCGCAGGGTTGTCGGGAACCGACTTATAAGGGCTGATAAATTATAATTTAAAAACTGAATATATGAAATGTGAGGCAGAAGGCAAAATTTTGGTGGAGCTGCCATCCACCGGTGGAGTTACCAGGGATGGTAAAGACTGGGAGAAGAGAGAGTACATCATGGAAACCAGCGAACGCTATCACAGTAAGATGCGCTTTTCCGTTTGCAGTTTCGATGGTCCTGTTGAGAACCCTCCCAAGGTAGGAGACAAGATCAGAGTTAACTTTACTGTTGAGGCCCGCGAATATAAAGGGAACTGGTACAATGAAGTAAGAGCGCATCGGACGGAGAATATTAACCAATAACAAATATAGAAATGGAATCAGTAGCAGATAACAGTTATGTCTCCGGCAGACTTCTAACAAGGCAGGAGCGGATAAAGAGTATTCGTGATCATATTGAGAGAGACAATGAAGAATTAACTAGGGTTAGTAAACGGATGGAAGCCAGAGATGCTCCCTTGGAAGAGTGGCTCCGTCTTTCGGATATCCGTAATAACCTGACGGTCTCTATCTACCGGAAGGAAGAGGAGTTATCACGGTTGGAAAGTGACTGTCGGATTAATCAGCTTAAACGGGTGAATTATAATTATTAAGATTAATCAAATGAGAAAGAAAATAGTAAATCAAAAGTCCGTACTTATACAAACCAAAATCTCACCGGCTATAGATAGCCGGTTGGATAGAATTTGCAAAGAATATGGCTTTTCAAGTAAATACGAATTATTGCAAAATTTAGTTTCTGCTTTTCTCAAATATGCGGACCCCGAATCAGAGGAACAAAGCATAGGCGAATCCGATAGATTTTCTTTAGAGCTGGCCAAGATATTCACAGAGTTGCAGAATAAGAGTCGCCGGATAAATAGGGCATCCCCTAATATAGCAAAGTCGTATATCCTTTCAGAGTCAATACAATTATACCAACGTCCGGGCAAACATGGGATTGTTGGCGTAAAGTATACATTCGGAAAGGATGGTGAGCTTGTCCGTACGGAAAGTAGTAGCAAGATTCTAAAGTCTGTTATTGGTCGATTGTTTCCTCAAATGCACCGGCGTTTGTCATCCTTATGTCTGAGTCTTGGAGGTGTGGCGCTTGATGACGCGATCTCTTATCTGATTGAGGTAGTCGATCACGGGTTATCACCGGATCATATAGAGAGAGAAATAAAAGAAGAGTTTAACGGGCAATCCGTGGCGGAGAAGCATGTGGATATGACAGGCGACAAGCCTAAACGGAGGCGGGATAACAGTATAAGTATATGAAAAAGAGGGCTACATATAGCAGATTGATACAATCGACGAATTGGCAAAAGATACGGCGTTCGGTGCTGAGGGAAACTCCTCTGTGTGCGGATTGCTTAGAGAACGGTATAAATACATCGGCTACAGAGATTCATCATATCAGGCCTGTGGAGGCAGCTATCGGCGATTCGGAGATGGAATCGCTTTGCTTTGACAGAACCAACCTGGTTGCCTTGTGCCACGATTGCCACGTTGAAAGACACAGGCTTCTCAAAAGTCATTCCAAGGAAAGTGTAAAGGCCAACGCTCGCAGGGCTACCGAGGCTTTTAACCGCAGGTTCTTCGAAGAGTAGGGGGGGGATATTTTTTATCACCCCCTCAATCACTCAAATCCACTCCCTCCATTCATCGACAAAAAGTGGATTTTTGGATTCAGGCCGTGGGGGTATCGGGTTTACCTTAAAACACCGGAATTTGCGCAAAATGGGTATACTTAAAAACTTTAACATTTCAACATGACTAAAAAGGGCGATAAGATTGAAAATATAAAAACCGTCATACGCAGGCATTTGCAAAAGGCCGATGTATACGCTCCGGAATTGTCGTATCAAATAGAACTGGCCGCTTCGGATATTCTGTTGTACCGGAAGCTGCGGGAGAAGGCGCTATCGGAAGATACGCCTATTACGGTCACGGAATATTCAAGGGAGGGCAAGCCGCGGGAAAAGATCAATCCGGTTTTTGCCGCGATGAAAGAGCAGGCGGATGTAGTGCGCAGAGACCTCCGTTCCCTGTATATGAACCGGGAGTTGAAGCGCAATGAAAAAGCGAGGGAGAACGAATCGGATCCTTTGGAGGAGATGATGAAAAAGCTGAATGAAATAGATAAAGAAGATATCGGTACCGGACAATGACAAAGGACGAAGAGGAAGAGGCAAGAAAAATAAAGCTGAAGCATTATCAGGAGGTATGCAGCATAAACCTGGATAATTACCGACTGCATGAGACCGACCATCGTCTCAGGCTTTATATCGAGGATATCATATCTGATGTTGAGGCTCACAACCTGTATGAAATACTGGCCGTACGCCGTTTTTTTATGCTTCGTGATAAGTACGTTTGGCGTCCGAATAAGGTAAAGAAGTTCATTGTATTCTATGAATCCTTAAAATTTTCCGGCATGAAGGGCCGGCAGTGTTACAGGCTGACTCCGGTACAGGTCTTTCAGTTCGCTTCGATTCTGGGATTTTATCAATGGGAGGAAGAAGGCGGGAAAACGGTCCTTCGCCGTTTGGTCCGCCGTGCTATCCTGTTTGTTCCCCGTAAGTTTTCGAAAACCACCAGCTCCTCTTCTTTGGCCGTGAGTGAGTTGTTGTTCGGGGATGCCAATGCGCAGGCGTATACGGCGGCTAACGGCTACAAGCAGGCCCAGGTTTGCTTTAAGGAGATATCTAAGATAGTGAAGCAGTTAGATCCTAAACGGAGGACGTTCAAGAAAACGAGAGAACATATAGAATGGCGTGAGAACAAGTTCGGCAAAGAATCCTTTGTCGAGTGTCTCTCCGGTGGGGCTGATACAAAAGACGGTCTTAACGCCTCCCTGATTATTTTTGATGAATATGCTGCGGCTAAGTATGTCAAGGATCATTCCGAGGGTGCGGAATTGCTGCAGGTTCTAGAGTCTTCTTCCGGGGCCAGGGACGAATATCTGACAGTCATTATAACCACGGCATCAAGGGTGGTTGACGGTCCTTTTGTTTTAGAGTTGGATATTGCCAAGAAGGTTCTTTCGGGAGCTTATGATGATGATACGTTGTTTGCCTCGATATTCATGCCGGATGACTGGGAGACGGACGGTGACGCTTTGGGCGATCCGGGTGTCTGGAAGAAATGTAATCCGCATATCGGCATAACTGTTAAAGAGTCGTTCTACAGAACTATGTACAGGCAGGCCCTGCGTGATCCCGAGAAGATGTTGGAGTTTAAAACGAAGCTGCTGAATATATTTGTTTCCGCAGGAACGAAGGTATGGATCAGCCAGAACCTGGCACGGTCATTGGCGGATCCGGGATTCGATATCGATAACTTGTCCGGGAGACCTCCTACAATGGTATCACTTGACCTTTCAGTCAGCGATGACCTTTCGGCCGTGAATTACATGTATTACTCGAAAGTCCTCAAAAAATTCTATTCGTGGACTGATTACTACATCCCAGAAAAGACCCTGGAAGAACATCCCAATGCAGAATTATATAGATACTGGATATCCAAGGGGTATCTTAAGGTTTGTCCGGGGGCGGTGATCGATGGCTCCATGATCGTAACGGATATCTTGCTTCGAAATAAAAAGTTATGGATATTGCAGATAGGCTATGACTCTTATAAGAGCCAAGAGATTGTTAATTCTCTGGGTGCCGCTATTGCATGTAACGGCTGGGATCCGGAAAAAATACTTAAAGCCGTGCCTCAGACGTTTGGCGCGTTCACCTCACCCGTTGAGACATTCGAAATGGCGGCGAAGAAGAAACCGGCGGGTGTTGTCCTGGCTGATAATCCCATAACGTTCTGGATGTTCGGTAACGCTTATCTTGAAGAGGACCGCATGGAGAATAAGAAACCGGTAAAGAGAAAGGCGAACGCCAAGATAGACGGAGTCATTGTCAACCTGATGTCTATGTGGCTTTTTAATAATTACGTTTGGTAACGGGTAATCTAAAACAGTGTATCGGCCGGATAAGTAGAATCAATATTTATCCAAATGAAATTAGGCAGATATCAACTTACATTTTCAAGGGAAGAACCGAAAACGGCTAAATCGGAAAAAGGTGCCCGTTATACGGATCGGGCGCAACATGTCCATACGCCATCTGACGCTATGAAAATAGCCGCAGTGTACCGTGCAGTTTCCCTGATTTCCGATTCTGTCGCCACGTTGCCGTTAATCTACAAGCGTCGTGACAGGTCCGGAAATTATTTCAAGCCCTACGATACCGGCCCGGGAGCTGTTCTCTACAATCTACTCACGGTCCGCCCCAATCGCCGGCAGACTTCATTTATACTTTTTAAAAATCTGGTTTCACAGGTGCTGTTGCTTGGTAATGCCTACGCCTATTTGCGTAGGGATTCTTACGGACAGCCTATGGAATTGCTATTGCTTACGCCCTACAGCTGCTCTTATGACCCGTGGAGTGATACATACTATGTCGAGGACTCTATAAACAGTGTCCGGGGTATCTTTCCCGGTGATGAAATATTGCATTTTAAGAATGTAAGCCTTGACGGTGGATATACAGGAGTATCTACTATCAGCTTTGCCGCGCAAACTCTGGGTATTGCCGCCACTGCTGCTGCGGAAACTCAGACCCGCTTTGCTACCGGAGGTAAGTTTAAAGCCGTTCTTCACAACGATTATAGCGTGAAGGGTATGGGTGAGTATCAGGATGACCAGATAAAGAGCAATGCCGATCAGATACAGGAGGCGATTGACTGCGGACAGGATATCATACCGGTAAGGGGTGATGGAAAACTGGATCAGCTCTCCATGTCCTCCGTGGATATGCAGTTCCTGGAAAACATCAAGCTTACCATTACCGAAATAGCCCGATTTTTCAACGTACCCAAAAGCAAGCTCTTTGATGATTCCAACGCTAATTATAAAAGTGCGGAGATAGCTACGGTAGGGTTTTACGCGGATTGCCTGAGCCCTATCCTTACCATGATAGAGAGTGAGTTTAAAGCCAAGTTGATACCTTGGAAGGCTTATTCGGACTATAAATTCAAATACGATCTGTCAAGGCTGTACACAACTGACCTTACTACCAAAGGCATATATCAGACCAAGCAGATAGCGAACGGACTACAGACGGTCAATGATTTGCGGCGTTCGGAAGATTGCCCGCCTGTCAAGGGTGGGGATCAGGTCTTTATAACGTGCAATGTCACTACCATCAACGAACCGAAAATCACCGGAAAACCGGATGACGTAGAGGTTCCGCTCGAGAAAGACGATCAACCGGGTAAACCATAACATACTTACTCAAGGAATTATATATGGCAGAAAAAGAACAGAAAAAAAGAGAAAGCAGGTTTTTCACCGGGCAGGGACAACCCCGGTTACGTGAAACCGAAGGCGGAGAGGAAAGCAGTCGTATTATCGAAGGGTATGCGATTGTTTTCGGTGTGCAGAGCCGTTTGTTGGCTGATTGGGGAGATGTTTACCGGGAAATCATTGAACCGGGAGCGGTAACACAGGAGGATCTGGATAGATTCGATATCAAGATGACTATCTGGCATAACCGTGAGCGGCTTCTGGCCAGAAGCAACAGGGGGCAGGGAACGTTAAAATTGACGGTTGATGAAACAGGTGTCTACTATTCTTTTGAGGCCCCTGATACACCGGATGGCGCTACGGCATTAGAGTTGGTAAAAAGAGGGGACTTGACCGGTTCAAGTTTCATTTTCTGGTCGGATGAAACTACATCCGTATCCTATACGAAAGATACCGAAGGAATGACGATACGCCATGTAAACCGGATCGATGAAATCTTTGATATGACCATAGCGAGCGATCCGGCTTATGCGGAGACCAGTGTAACGGCCAGGGAGATGGACGAAGCCGTACGCCGGACAGATGACGGTAATAGCACCGGAAAGGCAAGCGAAGGGAATAAACGTGAAATAACCAACATCCGGATGACCAGCAAACGAGAATTTTATTATTAACTATTAATATTTAGAGAAATGAAAGAAGAAAAGAAAATGACAGTTCGCGAGATGATCGAAGCCCGTTTTAACAACTGTACCCGCATGAATGAGATTGCCGATGCTGCTGAGGCCCGTGAAGGCAAAGAGCTGACCGATGCAGAGAAGGCGGAAGTTCAGAAGTTAGAGCGGGAAAACCGTATTTATGACCTCCAAATTGCCGGTTCGGGAGTTGCGCCCGTCGCTTCTCCGGTAAGTCGTGAGGCGGGTTTCCAGAATTGGATACGTGAACGTGCCAAAGAACGTGACATGCAGGGGTATGTGTTGAAACGTGAAGCTATTATGGTATCTACCAATGCCGCACCGATGATCCCATTGGCGATTAACGATATTATCAAGCCGTTGGAAGAGGGGTTGATCCTTGGTAAAGTGGGTTTGAAAGTGCAAACCGGATTGTCAGGTAATTATGTATGGCCTACCGTAGCGGCCATTGAGGGTGAATGGGCCGGTGAAAGTGCGGCGCTGACGGATAAGACTATTGCGATTGACAAGATCGTTCCGTCCCCGTATCGTTTGGGGGCTACTGTCTCTGTGACCAGCCAGTTGATTAACCAGACGGATGGCGTTGCATTGGCGGTTGTAAAAGAGCAGATTCCGATGGCCATCACCCGGACACTCAACAAAACGATGTTTAGCCCCGTGACAGTTAACGCAAATAAGGTTAACGGCCCGTTTGTCGCTTGCAAGAAAGCCACCGCCAAAGCTATCGGAGCATTAACTACTACTACTTTGAGAAAAGAGGCTTTGCATATCACGTTTGCCGGTGAACTTCCTACATATAAGGAATTGCTTGCCATGAAAGGTATCATTTTGGCTAAGGGTATCATTTCCGATGGCACTTTCTGTTACGTGATGGATGAATACACAAAATCCATGCTTGAATCGACTCCCCGTGATGCCGGTTCCGGACTGATGATCATCGAGAATGATAAAATCGCCGGTGTTCCTGTCTTCTGTACAAATTACATCAACAACGACGGGGGCATTCATGTAGGTTTGGGTGTTTGGTCCTATCAGGCGCTCGGCCAGTTTGGCGAGCAGCGCTTCATTGTAGATCCTTATACCAAAGCTTCAAAGGATACGACGGTATTGACCCTTAATGGCGATTGGAGCATGACAACCCTTCGTCAGGAGGCTTTCTTGCTGGGTGACTGCACAACCGGAGCGGTTGGCGGATAAACGTATATCAATAACCGGGAAGGGCGGACATTTGGAGAGTGCCGCCCTTTACCCTGAAAAAGATCTGTTATGACTGTAGATAAACTTCGCATCGTATCGCTTGATGCCTTAAAAAGGCAAATGAAGATTGATTTTGAAGAGGATGATGATCTTATTGTAATGTACGGAGTAGCGGCGGAGGACGCCATAATCAACACTACCCGCAGGAGTTACGAAGAGTTGGTCATGGAAAACCGAAAAAGGAAATCGGATGAAACCGCCGGGTTTCCGGCAATGTTGTATATCGCCATCCTGATGATGGCCGCACAACTTTACAAGAACCGTGAGCCGGTTAGCGGTCTTTCCCAGGCCATTGTCCCTTATACGCTTGATTATATGTTGAAACCCTGGATAAAATTGGAGCCATGATAGAGAGTGGTACTTTAAATGACCGGATCAGGTTTTTATCCCCTGTCACCATCCGCAACAAATACGGCGAACAGCTTACTTCATGGGAGCCATCGTACACGTGTTGGGCGAAGGTTACATATAACAAAGGTGTGAGGGCTATAACAGCGGGTGAGGTTTGGTTACCTAATACGGTGTCGATCCTGGTGCGATATACAAATAAGATCCATGACAGGCAGCGTATTGTGTGGAACGATAACACTTATCGTATTGAGAGTTTCAACGCCTCTAAGAAGGATGGATCGGCTACGATTATAGCTACAAAAATTGATGAAGGGACAGAGAAAGGAGGTTAGAATATGGAATATTACAAAAATAATCCGGGGGCACAAAGAGGGCCCAAAGTTGTAGATATAGATGCCGGCCAGGTTGTGAAGCTGTTAAACGAGATTGATATTGAAAATGCCATACCTAAAACTGAAAGAAAAAAGATTTTGCGGAATGCGATGAAGATCACGCAAAAGGCAGTAAGAGAAGGTTATAGGAGTTCAGTTTATAGTGATCCCCGAAAAGCCATTCAAGGGGTTAAAATATCAGTTTATCGTGAGGGGATGGGGGCTACTGTCAGTCTTAATAACCCTAAATCCGGCCGGAGCAGTAAGGTTGTAAGGGCTTCAATTACCAGGACAGGCGGTGCCAGTGGCATATTAAGGCATAGAAAAAGATCTGAGCGTACGGAGCAGATAGACGGATATTGGGGTAAGGATCGGGCGTTCATTCTTCGGTTTATAAATAAAGGGACAATTGAGAGGGTTGCGTTCAAAAGGACAAGATCCAAGTCCGGACGTACGACCAATAGAGGGATTATCTCCGCCAGAGGATTCTTCAGACGTTCGGTGGATGGGGCGAAGGTTGCCACGGAGCAATATTTAGCCGGTCAACTCAATGCGAGAATTGCTTCTTGTGCCAGGAGTGCGGGAGCTGAAGTAAAGAAATAGATATAATAATTTATAGAGATGAGTTTATTAATAGGAGAACATATTAGTAGTGCGCTTGGCTTAAGTGCCGTTGTCGCGTCGAAGTTCGGAGATCGGATATTCCCTATCGTTATTCCTGAGGGTGTTTCCCAATACCCTTATATCGTATATGGCGGTTTGTCTATTCAGCCTGACTACACAAAAGACGGTGCGGGACAGGACAATACGCAGGTTCAGGTGACAGTTGTAGGCAAGGGGGTGAGTGAAACGATCGAGACGGCAAACGAGGTCCGTTATGAACTGGAAGGCATACGGGCGGGATATGTCAAATTTGCGGTAAATGACTGTACGGTATCATCTATAGATGTGGAGTACCTTCAGGAAATAGACGCATACGCGGTAAATATAGTGTTTAATTTTAAAACGAATGACAAATGAGTAAAGCAAAAGCAGTATTAGGTAAGGATTTCATGTTGTTTGTCGGTGGAAAGGCATTGGCATTGGCAACTTCCTGTAAATTGTCGATTTCGGCAGAGACGATCGACACGCAAAGCAAGGATTCCGGCATTTGGACGGAAAAGGACATTAAAAAACTCTCCTGGAATGGCTCGAGTGAGAATTTATTCAGCGCCGATAAAGGTATAAGCGGTTATGATACCCTATTTGATCTGATGCTAAATTGCCAGCCGGTTGAGGCAAAATTCGGTATCCCGGCAAATGCCGATGCTTCTGAGGTTCCTTCGGGCGGTTGGTCCCTTCCGGCGGCATCGTATTCCGGGCAGGTACTTATTACCAGTTTGGAACTCAACGCTCCGGACGGTGACAAAACCACGTTTTCGGCAACGTTTGAGGGGACGGGCGCGCTTAGTCCGAGAGCGTCAGACGGTCCGGTAGAGGATCCGACCGCATAGCATAGCGGAGAGGGCGGAAAGTCCGCCTTTTCTTTGTTTAATCTCAACAACTTATCACAATGAAAACAATTACTATAAAAAAACAGGATTACGTTTTAAAATATACATTACGTGCCTTCTTTATCTTCGAAAATCTCACCGGAAGGCAGTTTGCATTCGGCCGGATGTTGGATGAATACCTACTGTTTTACTCTATTCTTCTGGCAAATAACAAAGATACATTCTTAATGTCTTTTGATGAATTTGTTGAGGCGTGCGATTCTGATCCGTCTCTTTTTGCGTCGTTCAAAGAGTTCTTCGTAAAACAGATCGAACTACTTGAACAGGCTGCAGATGCCGATATAAAAAAAAAGACAGCTCCGAAGAAACGTGCAGTGTCCGGGAACTCTATGCCCGCGTCGTAGGCGAGGGTGACGTTGCTCCTGATTACTTCCTTGATAAAATGACGCTCGCCGAAGTCCGCTGTTTTTTAGAGGGACTGATCAGGCGCAACCGGGAGAGCTGGGAGCAGACCCGGATCGTTGCATATGTCATTGCGCAAGCTAACAGTATAAGGGATTTGGAACCGTCGGATGTTCTTTGTTTCCCCTGGGATGTAAAGGAAGAGAAAGGGCAAACGACGGTTACGGATGAAGAGATGGAGATGTTGAGAGAAAAAGCAAAACTAATCGAAAAAGAGATAAATCATGGCTGATATAATTACAAGGTTGGTACTTAAATCGGATGCTTTCGATGCAAACCTAAAGCGGGCGAAAGGTTCGGTGAACAGTTTTCAGAATGATATTTCCAGTATGGCGAAAACCGCCGGGGCTGGTATAATGAAGTTTGCCGGGACAATTGGCGTTGCGATGGGGGCTTATGAAGGTTTCAATAAACTAATGAATAGCAGCCAAACACTAAGCGATGAATACAATAGGACTATTGAAGGTCTAAAGGGTACTGTAGACAATTTTTTCTATTCGATTGGTTCGGGGGACTGGACACCGTTTTTTAATGGATTGGATGAAACTATACGGAAGGCTCGTGAGGCTTACAATGCGATGGATCAGCTTGGAAATACAAAGATGTCGTACGGCTATTTTAATATGAAAAATCAGGCTGAGTTTCAAAAGCAAATAACAATACTAAAAGACAAAGATTCAACAGAAGCTCAAAAAGATGAAGCCCAAAAGCGACTGGATGATGTTTTAAAGGATCAACGGGAAATTGTAGACCAACTCGGCAGACGATCTACGGAAGCGGTGCAGGCGCTTGTTGCTGCATCCACCGGAATAAGTGCGGCCGACGTATCAATGGTGAGTGTAGATCGAGTTTCCCGTTTCGATGTCAGTGCCATGGGGGACGCCGAAAAGAAACAGGCGGAGAAAGAGTATCAATACTTTAAAAATGTGGAAGCCGCACTACGTAAGAAATATACAAAAGTGGAGACTGTAGAGACTGGGGCAGGTATGAATAGAAGCTGGTCAACGGTAAAGACGCTTGATTATGAATCTTATAATAAAGCCATGGCTCCCATGATAGCAAAATATCAAGATGCTATAGTATATAATGGTATGCTTGTTAAAGGGAGCGATGAATGGTTAAATAAATTATATGGCATAAGATCAGAAGCTTTTGCAGCCGAACAAGCCTACGAGTCAATGACAAAAAACGCAAATAGAGCATCGCAGGCAGGCGGGAAAGATTCAAAAGAAGACAAAGATGAAAAACCCTTAAAGGATACACTTGCATGGTATGATGCTGAGATATCCCGCCTTAATAAAAAACTGTCTAAAGAAACAACAATGCAGGCTCGTGCAACTGTTCAAGCTGCAATTAACGAACTCGAGAAGAAAAAGGTTAATATTAAAATAGTCGTTGAGCAGGAAGTTTTCAAAGGAAAATACGGTGACATGAAAGGTGGGTTACCTTCCATTAATCGTCCGGGTGATCAATTGGGACTAAAGCATAATGATACAGGTTTTAAATTGTCTAAATTCGAATCTCCTATCAAGAAAAAGGATATTGATTTAAATAAATTATATGCTGAATCCCTGGGTAGTATTGCAAATTCTTTCGGTTCAATGACTTCAATGTCCGAACAGTTTGGTAATGAAGGTGTATCTTTCATGTTTAATGCTATGGGTTCAATTTCTCAGATGATTGTACAACTTCAATCATTGGCAACCGCACAAGGGGTTGCAAGTGCTTTCGCTTTACCTTTCCCGGCAAACCTTGGAGCGATAGCGACGGTAATAGCGACGGTTACAAGCATTTTTGCAAGTCTTCCCAAATTTGAGACAGGCGGCGTTGTTCCCGGCATTTCGTTCGGAGGCGATAAGGTATTAGCCCGGGTCAATTCGGGCGAAATGATTTTGAACGGTTCACAGCAAGCGAACTTGTTTAAAATGCTCAATTCAAAGTTATATGCTGGATTGGATGTTAGCCAGCCAAATATTACGCCATCGGTAGGGCATCTTGCCGGGTTGATTGCACCATCTGAGAATAAAGTCCAGGTAGAGTTTGGAAAAGCCAGAGTAGTCGGGCCGGATATTATACTTTCTGTAAATAACACATTGAAAAAACAAGGAAAGAAACCATTATGAATTATGGCACAATGTATGCACTCCCTTTTCGGTCACGGAAAGAAGATAGTTGCTTGGTAGAGATCCAGAAAGAGGACTATACGGGACAGGTTACCGAGTTGACAGGTAGTGGCGAAGCTCCTTTTTCCATTGAGATTGCAGATGATGACTTTCTTTATGTTCCTGTTCGTTTTTCAACGGCTACTATAAGAGTGGTTGGGACTGACTATTTGCAAAGCCTTTACTCTACCGGATACAGGCAATATCGGGTAATATTCAAGCGTGCCGGGTCCGTGACGTGGTGCGGTTTTATCAAGCCGGAATTATATACGCAGGATTATAGCGGTACTATATTTGAATTGGAGATTGAGTGCATTAGTGCCATGTCCGTTTTAGAATATATTGAGTATAAGCAAAAAGGCGAAGAGGGGAAAGGATTCGTAACCCTTTGGGAATTATTAACCCGTTGCGTTTCTGAGTCCCGCGGTTCTTATTCATCTGTGTACCTCCCGCATGTTTATGCCAGGAGCGAATCGGATTATACAGCGTGGAGGAATGTTTTACAGGACATGACGATAAGTGAACAGAACTTCTTTGATGAAGATGATAAACCGATGAAATTAAAAGAAGTGCTTGAAGAGCTGTGCAGGTTTCTTAACTGGACTTGTGTAGATTGGCAGGGGGCTTTGTATTTCATAGACACAGATCATGCGGGTGATTACTATAAATATGCGCTTGACTTTTCCTCATATACAACCGTGAGAGGATTTACTGTCAGTGTTCAGAAAGTGAATTTTAGCGGTTCGGATCACGCTTTAGATATTTTGGGTGGTTACAATAAAGTTACCGTAAAAACATCAAATTACAATATCGGTGATGTTTTCCCGGAAGAAGAGTTTAATAAATTAAAGCGGTTTGGTTTGGAATCAAAAATAGAAAAGAAAAATCACGTTACCCTAAAACGTTTCTATCTCCCGAATACCTACAAACTTTACCGCTATGAAAAAAACAATGATGTCCCATTGTCTGACAAGGATCTGAATAATTATGAAAATAATCCGAACGACGTTATCGGTGCTATGCTGATAAAGCGTTGTGAGTATAATATGGTCAACGGCGAGCCGGATATTACTAATTATAACTGGGAGAATCTTATACAGGTCCGGAGTTACAGAGAAAAAGGGTTTCAGATAAACGGAGCTCCGATACTGGAATTTGCGAATCCTCTTCCGGTGGCTCCATACGCTGACGGGGCGATATCTATCAGTTTGTCTGTACAGGTGACAATGAATACGGATTTAACTATAGGGTATATAAAGCAATCCGGATGGCTTGATATGCGATGTTCTCTTTCAATCGGAGAAGATTATTTTGATGGGAGCGATTGGGTAAAAGATTCTTCCGCTTATTTTGATATAGAGTTTTTGCTAAAGGACTATACAGGGGACAGTTTTGTAAGCAACGTAAATACAAAAAAACTATCTATGCCTTATGACGGTTTAGAGGGACGTGTGATACCGTTGCCCGAAGACAGGATATTAACGGGAGCAATTAAATTTTGTCTGTATGAATTAACGGAGAATTATAAACATACTAATACAGGGGGGAAAGATGAGATTCATAATACTGCTAATGATGGATATGGATATTATATAAAAGACTTAAAGATGAATTATAAATTGCGTGATGATCTGAGCGAACTGTCTGACAACTCGGATCGCACGTACGAGAATGTTATAAATGAGGATTATATTAACGAATTAGACGAAATCGAATTTAAGATATCCAGTTACAATAATGATGGAGCGTGCTATTCGAAAGTCATGTTGGGCGATAATTACCTAACCGATAACCTCTATTCTTCTATTGAACAGAAATTAGTACGCCCGGAAGAGCATTTAATTCGTCGCATTATTAATCAATACGGGTATACTAAAACAAAGCTTACGCAGGTATTAATAGATGATGAAGCAATTACGCCTATCACAACTATGACCGATAAGTTTCAGCCAAACAAACGGTTTACGATCACGGGCGGTACAATTGACTTCGCGATGAATCAGTTTAATTGTAAGATGATTGAAAATGGTAGATATTAAAACTACATCCATACCCGCAAAGCCCCGGTCAAAGAACTATCCGGCCGGGGCTGTTATCACCCGGACGACCGGCGGCGTTACTGTTAACGGCGGAGGCGGTGGAGGCGCTTCGGTTGACATTGTAAAGGCTGACGATACAAAGTCGTTTACCGATAGCAACGTACTGTCTTCGCTCCGGACACTGTTAGAGATTCGTTCGCGTATCATTGCCGAATCGGATACAGTCACAGAGTTAGCCGATGATAATACGCTTTCTTCAAAACGCACCTTAAAGGAGATAGGTGTGGCGATAGAAGATGTATTAAGGCAAATTGAAGATCTTTATATCAGTAGAGTAAATGATGATACCGCTGCCGGAATCATCACCTTCCTCAAAGGTATCCTTATCGGTGAAAAAGATCATGGCATCACCATGTCTGAAAGCGGGGCAGTTACTGCCATCCTCGATGAGCTGAAGAACGTATTTAGCATCGTATCTCCCGATTTCGTGAGTGGAGATCTGGGTAACGGATACGTATTGAAATATGATCAGAAGACTGGACGGAGTTACCTTGAAGTGGACGAATTGCTGGTAAGGAAGTTGGCTTACTTTGTAGAACTGATCATTAAGCGTCTGTCCCACGTTGGTGGTGAGATCATCCTTACTCCGGCAAGCTTGAAATGTTCAAAAGTAGAGGTGTACGACACTTATTACCGTTGCTACTTCGAACAGGATGACGGTGACAAGAGTATTGTACAAGAGTTCAAGGCAGGCGATCAGGCACGCTGCCAGACATTCAACGTGCAGGAAGGCACGAACCATAATGTTTCCAACACCTATTACTGGCGGCTTGTCACAGCCACCGGAAAAAACTACATAGACTTGTCCATCGATGATTGTGATCTGGGCAGCATGGAACCGTCTGCCGGTGACCACATCGTGCAGCTGGGTAACCGGACCGACGCAACACGCCAGAACGCGATCATCCTTTCCACCGTGGGCGATGACGCGCCTTCGATCAAGCAGTACAAGGGTATCAACGGGTACACGCTACGTAATAAAGAGGTAACCATCCTGTCGCCAACCCTTAACAAGTTTTTCGGTCAGTTTATCTCTGAGGCTACAGGCAAGAGCTATGATGATATGTTTTCCGACCTTAAGGCTGACTTTGACATCGTTAAGGATCAGGTGGACAGAGAGTTTACAATCTGGTTCTTTGAGTACGCACCGACTTTGAGCAACATCCCGGCGGTAGAATGGACTACAGACGCTTTAAAGGCTCTACACGAGCAGGATATGTTTTACAACCGGGCTTCCGGACTGGCCTACCGTTTCGAAAAGAATGCGAACGGGGCGTATAGCTGGAACAGTATAACGGACCAGCAGACCGTCAAGGCGTTGGAAGATGCCGCCAAAGCCCAGGACACCGCAGACGGAAAACGTAGGGTATTCGTAGCCCAACCAACGAACGAGAAAACTTATGACATTGGCGATTTATGGGTGAACGCCACCTATTCGGGTAGCGGTGTAAACTATTCAAATGATACCTTGAGATGCGTGACCGCCAAGGCAGTCGGAGCAGCGTTTTCAATTTCTCACTGGACCCCTGCCAGCAATGCTACAACCGCTTACATAAAAAACCTTGGCGACAGTATCCTGCTGACGGTCGGAACGAACGATACGGAAGCAAAGCGTTTGATCAGTGTCGCCCAGAAAGCCGCTGACGCTGCGGGTGTCACAGCCGATGCCGCAAAGGCAACCGGTGAGACAAATGCTACGGCTATCAAGCAAAACAGGGACAGCATCTCTGTGGTGGCAGGAAGGTTCAACTCTGACGGCACGTTGAAGAACACGTCCGGTCTGGTAACGGGGAACGGAACATTTGCCACGCTGTTCGCCAATGCGGTCGTTGACGGAAAGATAGTCAAGCAGGCTGACATCAGTACTTTCATCACGGCCGATCAGGCCGGTAATCTGATTTCCAACGCCTCAATCAGAGCCGATAAGGTGGTGTTTGAAGGAACTTCTGTAAAGATAGCGTCCAAATACCTGGATATAACCGGGGCTGTCACCTTCAACTCCTTCAACGCTGACCTGCAAGGTACCATCAACGGAAAAGCAACGACAGGCTATGTTGACACGGCAAAGACCGACGCGATAAACAGTGCCGCTTCCACAGCGCAATCAAAGGTGGATGCCCTGTCAAATACATTAGGAAGTTTGGCGTATAAGAGTGCTGTTGAGAAGGCCATGCTGGGAACTACGCTCATCAATGGCGGGTATATCCGGACGGACTTGATTGATACAAGTACCCTTACAGTAACTGACGGGGCTAAGATAGGTTATTTTACAATCCAGAACAATGGATTTTATTCGGATGGGCACCCTTCTGTGATTACAATGAGAAACTCTGCTGGACAGGTTATCATAATCCCTCAGCAAGTAGCTATTACTCGTAATGATGGAGGAGCGTCTATATCGACTAACGGTGACAGTTATGTGGATCTTAATGGTACCAATATTAATTTAACAGCTTCTGTGGGAATAAATACCAATGGTGTATTAAATACTAATGGGCTTTTAAAAATATTGGGTGGTATATCGTTTGGCGCTAAAACCATAACTTCATCAACAGAGCTTTTAAGTACAGATCCGATATTTATTAGAACCCAATTTAGTTCGGATCTCAATGTGAGATTACCAAGATATCCCAATGTCGGACAAATATTCTTTATAAAGAGAGGTCCTGGTGCTGGAGGTCCTATCATTCAAGGTAATGGGAATAGTATGTTCTCTGGATCTGCAATTAATCAAGACTTAATTAAAGATACCGGTCAATGTGCCATCGTTTTTTGGGATGGGATATATTGGGAATATCAAAAAATTAAATGGTAATTAAAATATTATAGTATGAAAATTTATTTAGAAATATTGAAGGTATTGACAAAGAAGGAGATGTCTGGTAAATGTCATTTGCTTTATAAGTTAAGCCGGAGGATATGATTGTAAAATATTAAGTGAAACTTAAATAAATAGATTATGAAAGTGAATTTTAATGTTCCCTTTAAAAATTACAAGGGTCAGGAGACAAAGGAAATCATTGCTGACAAGGTGTCCGAAGCGTTGTATGCGCTGGGTTCGGAATCTAAAGTCGGAAATGACAGGAAGTACAGTGCCTATAAGGTATGCAAGAGAATTAACGAAAGCCCGTCCGAAGTGGAAATCTCCACCGAAGAGGCAACATTGGTAAAGGACGTATGCGCCGAATTTTTAGTAGCCGGCGGATATGGCCAGGTATGTGACTTAATTGAAGGAAAGGAATAATTATGGAAGTGAAGAATGTAAGTACATCCGCCAGCAGCAAGGTGGGCGACGTGACCGTAAAGTACACCATTACGGAAAAGAATGGTAAAAAGGAAGTGTCCGGCATGTGTGTGCGTGACGAAGAGACGGTCTGCTATATAAACTGGAAGAAAGACGGTGAGATGGGTATCTCTTTCAATAGTGACGCACTGACTTGGAAGGAACAGAAGGCGGTAACTGAACAGATCTTGGCGGACATCGAACAATTAAACGCATAGGGTAATGGGTTATATCAAGTTTGTGCTCAGGCGTACCACGGATGATCATGGTAACACTACCAACGCCCGTATCTGCCGCATCGAAAGCGACTTACCGGGCACTGGTACGCTTGAAACGAACCTGATCATGCACGCACTTTCGGCTAAGGGCGGAAAGGTAGAAACAATTACGGTATTCACGTTGGATTACAGCGCACTGGACAGTGCTAATTATTTAGGGTAGATTATGGCAATAAGCGAATATAGAAAGACATTTACGGCCGGCGACCCGTTGAAGGCGGCGGAACTGAACCAGATGATCAGCAAGATCAACGAACTGGTGGACGGGGTGAACGACACCTCCGGGGAGGAGGACTTGCAGGAGAAGATTACGAAGATCAACCAGTCCATCACCGCATTCAAGCGTTCCTTGAGCCTGATGGAAGATGAAATGGCACGGAAGATTGACAATATCTTCATCGAGGGTACTGACCTGTATGCGGAAGCAAACGGTGAGATAGTCAGCGGTCCGCTTAACACGACCGGCGGTCAGACTGTGGTACAGCGGTATGTACGTGTAGTCAATGAAATGGACGGGAAGACACTTTCGGCCAGCAAGGACGAACCTTGTATAATCAAGTTTAAGTTTATCTCACAGGAACGTTACTCGGCACTGGACCCTTACGAAAACACCAACGAGCGTGGCTTATGTGAGGTCTCGGTAAAGAACGGTGATGGGGACTATGTTGTTCAGAAGCAAATGTATATCAACTCCACCGGCATTACTTCCGTTGACGTGACCGAGTTTCTCACATCGGGTGCTAATAACGTCATGGTAAAAGTGACCGGGGAAGTGACCGAAGTCACCACCCCCGCGTTCGTATGGACCGTGACCCTGACCTCGTTGACCATCAACGCGAGCAATTTCCGGTGGTGGACCGCCTATACCGGGGCAATCACGTTTCCGCTCTACATAGGGGGTAACGTGAACAAAGTATTGCACGTCACGGTAGTTGGCAGCGGGTACAACCGGGAGTATGACGAAAATATCGGTACCCAAATCTATACCGAAACCGCTTATAACTATTCCATTCCCCATCCGGGAAAGACGGGTGTTTTCAAGGTTACCGCATACGTCAGTACCGTTGATGGTAGCGTGGCCACCAAAGTCGTATCCTTTAATGTGATGTGTGCCGTTACCGGTGAAGCGGTCAAGATGATCGCCATCAACAACGTTACGTCAAAGGCTATAAACTGGACTGAGAATGCCCTGTTTGATTACTCGATCTACAACGGTGACGAAGTTAATACCTCCGCCGAATTTATCGTGAACAAGGACGGGAAACAGGTGTACTCCTCCGAAGAGGACAATATCACCACGCAGGCCAAACGTACTTTTTCTATTCCGATGGAAATCGACACCCTGGACAATTCGGAGTTTAACATCGAGGTGTCCGTGATGGACGGTTACAGCCAACTGGGCAGTACGGTAGTCATCCCGGTGGACAACTCGTTGGGCTACTCCGCCGTTGCCGGCGCGGTTTTCTATATGAACCCGAAGACCCGAAGCAACGGGCAGTCCAACCGGCAGTATGTCATCAACGAAATCACCGGTACGGCTGTCCCCTGTACATGGGAAGGCATGAACTGGGGCAATGACGCCTGGACAGCGGACAGCGCCGGTAACAAAATCCTTCGCATCATGGCGGGCGGTTTGCTGACGGTGGATTACAAACCATTTGAAAAGGAGGCGGCCCGTAAAGGCAAGACAATAGAGGTTGACTATCTGATTTCAAATGTCACTGATTACACGGAGCCGCTTATCACCATGTCCGTTCCGAACGGTGACAATTTCATCGGCCTGAATATCTATGCGGACGAAATCATCATGCACTCGCAAGTGCAGCGCAATGATGAAGTGCAGAGCCTGCATACCTTTGAGGAGAAGCGTACCAAGCTCACATTGACAATCATTCCGGACGCTTACGGGAATCAGGATTTCAACCTGTGTGTCTTGTACGTAAATGGCGTTAAGAACCGGGAGTTCACGTATGAGAACAACGATTACTTCGCGCAGGACGGGAAGATAACCATCGGCTCGGACTATGCTGACGTTGACGTATACGGTATCCGCATCTATGACAGCGGTCTGACCTCTGCCGGTGTACTTACAAACTACATCAACTGGCTGGTGGAGCGTGCCGACAAGGCGATCGCCAAAGCCTACAATGACATCCTTGACTCCAACGGTTCGGAAATCGACTTTGCCAACACCGTAGACCAGATGAATGTGATGGTGTATGACAACACCATCCCGTCCATGTCCGACCAGACTCAGCGGTTAGGCACGCTGGAGGTGTTCTGGTACGAGCACCCAGAATGGAACGTATCTATCAATAACGTTACGGCCAAGGGGCAAGGTACTTCATCGATGAAGTATTGGATATGGAACACCCGTTACCAGCTCGACAAGAAGCTGTCTGTCATCACTTATGCGGACGGTACAACTTCCACTGCCGGGGCGAAGTGGGCGATGACACCCCACCTCCCTGCCGGGCGCAAATTTACAGCTAAGAAAAACTACGCTTCATCCATGCAATCCCACAAGATCGGTGCGGTCAATTCCTATACCGACCTTATCCGTGAGGTTGGCATCCTGAACGAAGCCATGCAAGCCGACGGGAAAGTGCGTGTCTCGGTTTGGGAAGCACCGTTTGTCTGCTTTGAGAAACAGATCAACGAGGAAGGGGAAACGCTCTACGTTTTCCGTGGACTATACACTTTTGGTCCCGATAAGGGGGATGCCGATACGTTCGGGTATGATACGGATACTTATCCTGACCTGTTGAGCATTGAAGGTTCTGACAACTCACCGCTGCTCACCCTGTTCCGTGTCCCCTGGAATCCGACACGGGGATTGATAGCCTACAATGAAGACGAAGAGGCGTATCAGTACAACGGGCAGAACTGTTTCGATTTGGGTGAAGGCGAAGTGGAGAATATATCCAAGTTCATCCCGGCATACAATTGCGTCTATCAGTGCTCTCCACGGTTGAAGCCGTTCATCGGTACGTTGACCGAACTGAACGGACAGGTCTCCGCCTACAAGAACGAACCCTACGAGTTCTGGATAGCGAAAGCCGGGGATGTGAACCAATATAATGTTTACTATTACGAGTCTTCCGTCGGTCAGTTCATAGCTTCCGATATCGGGAACGGTACCATAAACTTGAAAACGCAACTGGCCGGTTACATGGATACCGGAAACCTGTCCGCATTTACGGCAGACCAGTTGAATGAACTGTTTATCAACTCCCGTATAGCGAAGTTCAGAAATGACGCTCCGCAATACTGGGAAATCAATGATTGTCTGTTCTTCATGAACAACGTCGAGTTCAATGCCGGTACCGATGAACGTGCCAAAAATACCTATCCTTATTGCTTTGGAACTGAAACTTCGAAATGGCGTTGGCGTGTGGATGATGCCGACACTCGTTTCGATACCACCAACCGCGGATTGCCTGATAAGTCATACAGCGTCGAGGTACATGACAAGGACGAAACAGGGGCGGCTATCTGGAACGGTGAGACGAACAACTTTTTTAACCTGATGGAACTTGCTTTCCCGGACGAGAAAATTGCTTCTATGCGAAGTTCCATGACAGCCATGCAGACGTTGGGAGGGTTGAAGTCCGGTAACGACTTACAGAAACTGTACGCTTTCTACCAGAAGTATTACTTTGATGTAGCGCAGGAATACTTCCCTCAGAACGCCTATAACGCAGATGCGAAGTATTGCTACGAAAACGGTAAGATAGCTTACAATGACGGACGCTATACAAACGATACCGACCCCATCACACAGTCTCTCGGTGATCATTACCTGGCAGAACAGCGGTGGATCACCAAACGAATCCTGTACATGATGTCGAAGTATAGTTTCGGCCTGTTCAGTGCCAATGGAACGGACACCATTGTAGTACGTGCAGCCGGTAACTCGATCGGTTATGACATCACCCCGGCCATGGATATGTACCCTGCCATTGCCAACGGTACGAGCATCATCCGTGGGACACGGACGAAAGCCGGTGAGGTCTGCCATATGGAAATCGAACTGGGAGGTACGGGTGACCAGCAGAACGCCATTCAGGCGGCAAGCTACCTGCAGGATATCGGGGACTGGCACGACAAGAACGTCACCGGTTCCATGATCGTACAGGGTAAGATGCTACGCGAGATCCGGCTTGGGCATAAGACTGCCGGCATTGTGATTTCCATTTCGTCGCTTACACTTTCCAACTGTGTCAGCTTGCAGAAGCTTGTGCTCTCACGCATAGCCACGCTGGCGGGCACTCTGAACCTTACCGCCTGCAGCCACCTGAAGGAGGTGTACATCGACGGGACTTCCATCACCCAGCTTCGTCTTCCGGCAGGCGGCGGATTGGAACTGGTAGAGTTTAACGCCTTGTCCCGTTACCTCGTGCTGAAGAACTACCCGTTAATGAAGAACAGTGGTGTCCTGATAGATGAATGCGCAGCCGTAATCACTGACTTTTTCATTTCAGACTGCCCGCTTATGCAGCCTATCAAGCTCCTGACACAGATCATGGACGCCCAGCAGGGACAAGGCGCCGGACATTCGTTGAAGCGTGTCCGTGCCGTCGGTTTTGATGAAACGTATAACACTTCCGACATGCTGGATAAGCTGGCTACCTTGGCGGATGGCTCGTATGTAGGTCTTGACAGCGAAGGTGTGGCCGGTGAGGATGAATACCCGGTGCTGGACGGTACTCTGAATGTGTATGCGAATGCGTACGAGGATTCGATTCAGGCTCTGAGGGGAACTTTTAAAAGGTTGGAACTGAATGTGATCGGTAAGTATTTTATTCGTTTTACCGATAAGATAGTCGCTCAAAGAGTCTTTGAGCTATGGGATGTCAACGGTGACGGTGGAATAACCCGGGATGAAGCCGACTTGATTACATCGATACCAAGATACTTTCTGTCAGGTGATAAAAATGAAAATTATAAGAATATCACTTCCTTGGTCGGGTTTGAGAGCCTGAGTAATTGTACGGAGATCGGATATGGGGCTTTTGAGAATACCAATTTGGAAACAGCTGTCTTTCCCCCTAATCTTAAACAGATCTACCAACGTGCATTTATGGGAACTAAGATAAAGAAAGTGAATCTTCCGGATTCCTGCACATTCTTATCTTCCGGAGGAGGGAGTGATTATATGCCTTTTTATAATTGTTCCGAGCTTGAGGAGTTTACGATGAAAGACTTCATCATACCTCCCGAAAGGCACTATACGATAAATAAAGGGTTTTCTGATTGTCCGAAGCTGAAAAAATTCAGATGCAACTCTTTCGAATATGGGTATGATTCGATTGCGACAACCTTTGCCTTACCCTCTTTCTCAAACTGTGTGTCGTTGGAAGAGTGTGATTTCGGTGAGCTGAAAGGTTATGTTGACTCCATGTCGTATGGAATGTTTGAGAATACCCCGATAGCGGCTTCATGTGTTCCCGTAAATATAATAAAGTCCGCCTCTCAATCTTATAATAACTGTACAAAATTAAGAGTCGTTGTGTTTGAGGGGAATCTTGATGTTTTAGGGCTGCGCATGTTTTTCGGATGCAATTCCGTGACGGTCATTTTTAAATCCATGACTCCACCTACGACCTTGGAGTATGGAGGGCTATCTAATGTAGTCGCCATATATGTTCCTGATACAGCTGTAAGCGATTATAAATCCAGTGTAATATCCGGCTATGCTTCCATTATTTTCCCGTTATCAGAATATAACGGATACATGCCTACTAAACTGTATGAAATATGAAATAACAATATAAAGAAAATGAAATGGAATTAAATGACTGGTTAGCGATATTAGGAGCTATAGGCGGCAGTTCGACGATTACCTGGGTAATTACTTTCTGGGTCAACCGGAAGACAAATGCTCGTAAAGAAGATGCCGCTGCTGATAGTATGGAGAACGAGAACGAACGTAAACAAGTGGATTGGTTGGAGAAACGGATGTCTGAACGTGACATGAAGATTGATTCTTTGTATGTAGAGCTCCGTCAGGAACAGTCAGCCCATTTAGAGGAGATACATAAACGGCATGAAGTCGAATTGAAATTGAAAGAGGCGGAAATGAAACGGTGTGATGTCCGTGGATGTTCAAGCCGGGTCCCACCAAGTGATTATTAATTAAATTAAGGAGATATAGAAATGAAGTATTTTACAATCGCTGAGTTATGCCGTTCGAATACGGCTGACCGTTTAGGAATCAATAATAAGTGTAATCAAGAGCATGTGTCTAACTTGACTGCATTAGTTGATAATGTATTAGATCCACTTCGGGAGGCATACGGTAAGCCTATTACCGTCAATTCAGGCTATCGTTGCCCGGCACTGAACAAGGCAGTAAAAGGAGCTGCTTCCTCTCAGCACATGACCGGGCAGGCGGCGGACATTGACACCGGTGACCGGCAACAGAATAAGCTGCTATTCGAATATATCCGGAAGGCCCTGCCGTTCGATCAGCTTATTGATGAAAGTAATTTTGCTTGGGTACATGTCAGTTACCGGGCGGATGGTAAGAATCGTAATCAAGTGTTGAAGCTATGAAACAGATACTCTATATTATTGTATTGCTATCGGCAGCATGGTTTAGCTCTTGTGGTAGCCATCGGTCGAATATGAAGCAGGAAACCTCCATTAATGCAGAAAGTAATCATCAGCGAAAAGATACCGCATCTATCAGTGAACAGGTGAAGAAGGCAGAACGCGAAGATGTAACTGAAACAGTCGAAGAGGTTACAACGGTCTACGATACTAGTCTTCCAGTTGATAGCACTACCGGAACTCCCCCTGTTCTGTCTGAGACAAGGAAGACCACCAAACGAGAATCCGGTAAGCAGAGTCAGGAGGATAAGTCCACGAGCTTGAATCAGTCTACAGATGTGAATGATAATCAGAAAACTGATGTTCAGGATAGCAAGGAGAAAGATAAGCAAAAAGATGAAACGACAGTACCTCGGCAAATCGGAGGTATTATCTGTGCATTGGCTGTGCTGGTCGTGATGATTATTGTAGGTTGGATGCTTTATATATCAAGAAAGAAGTAGTATCTTTGCTATGCTAACAATATTAATTTTATTATGGTATGGAAAATATTTATATAAAAGATAACGACAATAGGTTGATTGATTATATGAGTGATTTGCGTGGAGATGTAGCTAATCTTATTAATAGTAATATATGTAGAATGCAAGAGAAAGGGAGAAATATCACTATTAATAGTGCTGACGAATACAATAGAGATTTAATAGCAAGTACAGGATATGAAGAAAAGCAAGGGTTATATGATATATTGATATTAGAATATAATCAGAAGTACCCTAACGAGCTATTGCAACGTTGGCCGTCTCACCGTTAATTCTATAGTTAAGGCAGTTAAATAAGCTGCCTATGTCGGGGTTGGGGTGAGTTGTAATTTGTGGGAATGGTGATATACGCTCCGGATCATAAGATTCGGAGCGTTCTTAATTATACAGTTTTTATGTTAACTAACACATAAAGAAATTTTCTATTCTAATTAATTGGTTCTTAATTTGCCCTATTAATATTATACAACTATGGGAAACGGGACATTTTCAGCAAAAATAAGAGCTATATCAATAACATGTTTAAATGCAGCTATAGGCGCTATAATAACTTTAATAATAACTGCATCATGGAACTATTTTACCTCTGGGAATTTTACACCATTTTTAAAAAAACATTATAATGGAGTTATTATAGGAAAAAGTATTAAAGGATATGTCCCAAAAGACGGGATTCCTTATTATGATATTTTGGTAAAAAAAAGAGCGAGATATGTAGATATTGATTTAAATTTTTTTGATGATAAATTTTATAAAAATGTAGGGTATATTTTTATCAGAATTATCCCTAAAAGCGGACAAAAAGCAAGTACTACAGAGGTGTTTTACTCTGTCCGTAGTGACAATCATTTTAGAATAAGTAAAAATTTCTCTCGTGGAGTTTATGATGTATTAATTGGTTTCGTTTTTGCGAAAGACATCGACAACGATTATCCGGAAGTTTATTGCTGCAAAAATATAGAAATCACAGCCGGATATTAATATTTTAATAAATAGCTTCTTATTTATTCGGTATAGCTTCTGTTTCACCTTCATCTCCCGGCTCCCATGGCCTAATATGTGGCCTATTGTTGCTTGTTGAATCGACTGGAAGCGGAACGGTTGGAACTGGCTCAACCGATTGCTCTTCTTCTGTTACTTCACCTATACATGAAGATGCAAATATAACTGATAGTATTAGTAGGTATTTCATGCCGCCGAAGGTACATATTATTATTTCATTTCTACTATCTTTGCCAGACAATTAAACTAAAAACAAGATGGAGTATAATTATGACGAATCTGCCGTACAAGAACTGTTACGGTGGGCGGATAAGGCAGAACTACCTCAGTCTCTACGACTAGATAAAGCTGCTTTTATTTTTGATGTGAAAAAATGTGTCGAATCTGATGTAATGTGCGTTCGCGATCATTATCCTGATCCATTTTATAACCCGGCGATTAATCGGCTGTATCAGATTAGAGCGATGACAGAAGAAATGAATAAGGCGACTGAATAA